GAAGATCGCAGAAATTATCGCCGCGGCGGGGACGCTCAGGTCTGCACCCAGGGGCCGGGGCCGTCGGGGAAACTGTCCGCGGGCTTGTCCCACCCCGCCACCGCACCATCCGCGGCGGCGTCGTACGGCTGCCCCGGCATGTCCGGTGCCTTCACGATCGGGTCATCAGCCATCCGTGGTCTCCTTCCACACCGGCGGCGACGGGGCATACCCGCCGCCGTGCTCATACACGCTCACATGCTTCGCGGTGAACTCCAGCGCCGGGTCCGCCTTCAGCACGGCAGGCGGGTCCACCGGCGTGCTCCCCGGCGCCGTCAAGGCCGCCGCGTTGCTGCTGACCGTGTTCCCGCCGGACATCGCCGACACCGCCAGCGACCCCGCCGCCAGGTGTGACAAGTCCTGCATCAGTCGCCTCCCATGTCAGCCGCGCACGTTCCGGCCGCCGTGCAGCACCTTGCCCTCACCCGCGCCCGTACCGCTGGGCATGTTCCCCGCGATCCCCGGCAACTGCGGGCCGCCACCGTACGAACCGTCGATCGCCTGCGTCCAGTCATTCGGGCCGGACACCGCATCATGCACCGTGTCCTGCGTGTACGTCCCCGTCAGGTACGACCCCGGCCGGGTGTACGACACCGTGTCCGGGCCGCCACCGGAGTTCTGGTTCCCGCCGCTCCCGGGGGCGCCGGTGTTCGCGATCGCATCCGGGCCCAGGCCACTGATCCCCTCATGCAACTGGCCCGGCTCATTCGTCGGGTCCGCGCCCGCCGTGTACGACGGGTTCGCCCCCGCCGACCCCGGCGCGCCCGTGCCCTGCGGCAGCGCCTGCCCGAACAGGGACGCCGGGTACTGCCCCGGCTCCAAAGTCGGGTCCGTGCCCCCGCTGGGCGTGCCCGCGTTCGCCTGCGACAACGGCGGCGCCGACGCCTGGTTCCCATACCCCGGGGTCGCCCCCGGAGTCAGCCCTGCCTGTGCCATCACGCACTCCTCACTTTGACCCCGGACACACCCGTGCATCCCGGCTGGTGGACATAAGTGACCCGGTTCTCACCGCGCCAGCGGATCACCTGCCGCGGGCCGCCGCAAGCCGGGCAGCCGCGGGCACTGCCCCGTGGCTTGCCCAGCCTGCGGCGGTTGCTCACGTGGACTCAGCCGCCGCCCTGGAAGCTCTTGACGGCGTTGGTATCCACAAGCGTCCCATCACCCCTGATCAGGCACCGGAACGACACCAGGTCCGTGCCGAACGCGAAGTCATCCGACCGCTCGAACCGGACCCCGCCCACCAGGCGGACGAAGAACTGGGAGAAGTCGCCGAACGCCAGGGGGAACACCCCCGCGCCGGACGCCATCGCCGGCATGTACGGATCCGCCACCACCGGCTTGCCGAGCAGCAGGTCCGGCGAACCCAGCACCGTCGACGGTTCCCACACCGGGCGGCCCTGGGTGTCGGTGAGCTTCCGCAAAGCGGCCACCGACTTGTCCCGCAGCATCCAATAGCAGCTGCGCGACTGCCGGTAGGGGGCGATGACGGAGTACTCCAGGTCCACCAGGTTCCCGTACGACGGGCCGCCGACGGTGATGTTCTGCGCCGACAGGCCCGCGGCGGAGATCGCCGACGCGGCGAACCCGGTGACACCGGGGGTGCCGGAGATGTTGAAGATCAGCCCCGACGGCTTGGACGAGGCGTTGCCGAGGATCAAGTCCGACCCGAGGGCGTTCCCGACGGCGCGCCCGGCGGCCATCGCCAGGTACCCGAGGAGGTCCACCCCGGAGTCGTCGATCAGTTCCCGGGCGACCTGGGTCATGACGCCGTACTTGAACGCGTTGAGGATCACCTGGGACTCGGTCGGGTCCACGATCGGGATGTTCGCGCCCTGCCCGGTGAGGGTGGCGGTGGCGTGGGTCAGCGTCTTGGGGATCTGCAGCGCTTCCCCGCCGTCGGTGTTCAGCAGCGTCGGCCCCGCCTGCATGATCCCGGACACCTCGATGAGGTGGGCGATCAAGCGGTCGTAGAAGTCGGTGGGGACGACCGCGGACTGCCCGGACGCGGTGGAGATCATGGACCGCAGTTCCTCGGCGCCGAACGGGCCGTTGTGCCTGACCTCCAGGTGCCGGGGGGCGCCGGGCTCGTTGCGGGCGATGGCCCGCAGTTCGGAGTTCACGTCCCGGCCGGTGGAGTCCGCGTACGCGGCGCCCAGGCCGGGGGCGCGGCGGCCGGCGGGCTGGCGGGTGAGCGCGTCGAACGCGTCGTCGGTGTCCTTCTGCCGCTTCTCCGCGGTCAGGACCCCGCCGATCTTCTCGTCGGTCTTGTCGAGCTCTTCCATGAGCCGCTGCCAGGTGCCCTCTTCCTCGGGGGTCATCTGGCGGTTCTCCTCGGCGGCCTTCTCCACGTACTGACGGGCCTCGTTCCACGTGTTCTGCCTGTGGTCACGGAGCCTCTTTGCAACCTCGCTCGCCATCGTGTGTCCTCGGTTTTCTGTGAGCGAGCCGGTAAGTGGACAGCGAGGATGGTTGCGTTGCCTGTCCTCGATGGGACCTATTCAGTTGTTAAACGTCCTGGTCGGCCCAGGGGTCGCGGCGCTTGTCCATCAGCCGCATCATCGCCGCCGGGCCGGTGATCGGCGGGGGCTTCGGCCGGGACGGTCCCCGGTTGTCGGTGCGGACGAAGAACCGGCGCAGCTCATCCTCCGCGGCCAGTGCCCGCACCTCCTCGAACGGGGCATCCATCGTCCTCGCCAGCGACCGCAGGCCCACCGTCGCGTCGGCGTAGGCTTCGTTCTCCGTCACCGGCGCCACGTCCAGCAACTGCACCTCATGCAGGATCCGCAGCGGGTACCCCTGGTCACTGGTGCGCCACTCGTCCCCGCCGGAAGGGCAGTTGAACGCGAAACTGGACGACCGCATGTCGCCGCGTTCCACCCACTCCACGACGTGCCGCATCGACGGCGGCGGTTCCACCTCGTAGTCCAGGCCAATGTTGTCGGTGCGCAGTGCCAGGGTGCGGCCCTCGGTGGTGCCCAGCAGCTGGTTCTTGTCGTGGTTCAGCCGGCATCTGACCCCGGGCCAGCCGAGCTGCCGGGACTGGTTGAACGCCGTGGTCCCGACCAGCTCCACGAACCCGCCGAGGTTCCTGCTGAGCTTGCCGAATACGGCCCCGTAGCCGCCGATGTGCGTCCCGCCAGCGGCCGTGCGGATCTCCATGACGGCGGGGGTAACCCGGCGCTCCGCCTGGTCCCACACCGCCCGGCTGCCACTGTCGCCGTCGCTGTCACCAGCCTGGACGCCGAGCTTCTCCGCCGCCGCCTTGATCTTTGGCATCGCTTTGTCTCCGAACGGTGATTGAGGCGCCCTGGCGAGGGCGTTCCGCACATGCGCGGCGTCGTGGACCGGGAAATGCCGCAGCGACCGCGGCGTCGTCTTCCCTGACGCGTCTTTGGTGCCGCCGGGCTGGATGTAGGCGAACGCACTGTCGGGCAGGTCGTTCATGCTGGCGACCGCCATCGGCGCCCGGTACTCAGCGTCCGCCACGGCGGCGCTCCTTCCTGACGACGACGCGTGGGCGGCGGCTCTCAGCGCCTCCCACTCCGCAACCGCCTTCACCGCTGCCGCCTGCACATCCGCCGACACGGCGTTGCCGTGCCCGTCGTGCCCGGCGGCCCAGTTCTGCACGATCCCCACAGCCATGTGGACGGCCTGCGACTCCGGGTGCCCCTGGGCGCGGAGCCGGTTCGCGACGTGCTGGATGTAGGCGGGCAGTTGCATGCCCTTGTGGTGCCACAGGCCCGGCCCGGCCGGGTTCCCCACCGGCTCGTGCACGGTCGAGGCGACCGGGGTCTCCGCGGTGCGCAGTTCGGCGAGTAGCTGGGGCAGCCGTTTAGCCACCGGCCGGCTTCTTCCCGTGCCCGTTCGCCGCCGGCACCGGTGGCGGTTTCCCTGCAGGCACCCCCGGGGCCGGCGGTGGGGCCTGGCCGGCCTTCGCGTTCTCCGGGTTCACCTCCGGCACCCCCCCGGTGCCCACACCCAGCTCCTCCTTCAAACCACGCGCCGCCGCGATCTGGATCGTCAAAGGCGTGTAATCCTGGCCGTCGTAATCCGTCGGGTCCGTGGGC